AAACTCTCGTGCGATGTCGAGCTGCTCATCGGTTAACTCCGCACTAGGTTTGACTCCTAGCAGTCGAGCGGTAGCGTCTTTCAGGATTTTAATAGGGAACATATGCTCGCTATTCTTACCTATCACATTACGCTCAAAGTCCACTAAGTTCTTGAACACGGATAATTCTTTTGCCATTTCAACAACCAACTTTGGTAAGGCGTCTCGCTGGTTGTATGTGTCGCTGATACTGGTACTCGGTTTCACGGTGTGACCGTTAATGTCAGAGAAAGCTTGCTGACGTTCTTCCAGGGTCATATCAACAAACAGCATCAAGGGGATATTGTCAGCTCTAAAGTTCACATCGTGATTGAGGGCATCGATGATGGCCGTCGTTCGGTGTTGTCCGTCAAAGAGTAAGATTTCGCTGTCCATATTCACTTTCAGCAAACCAATATTCGCGTGCTCGGATTCGATGAACTCAGGACGTTCGTTGATCACACCACTTAATGACGTCAACACATAGCTATCGTAGTTATCTCGAATGTACTGCGAAATTTTCTTAGCGCGAGTTGGGTTAATGTCACGCTGAGAGCGAGCCAATACATTACCCGTGTCAAATGCCACAAGACGCTTCAATACACCAAATGGCGCATTAACAGTAAAGAACTCACGTCCAGCCTGGATGCCACGTACCGCAGGGATTTCAAAACAAAATTCAGACATAATACATCTCCTTTTCGATAAATAATTAAAGTCGGCCACACCAGGCCTCTTTGGCTGCTTTGATGGTTCGATACGACTCATTGCACAGCCAATCTCCCCACATGGAATAGGTTTCAACAAAATACAAAGGTTTGCCGTCCACATTGGAATAGTTCAGGCAGTGGTAAACATGCACTTGATGCTCGCTAGACCAATTAATGACGTTGCAATTCTGGCCATCGTCATAGAAATCAAAACGGCTTTTTGGAGTTATTACAGATTGCTTTCTAAAGTCACGACTTGTTAGCTCTGATAGGGCGGCAAATTGGGTAGGTGCTTTCATAATGCCACCTCACGACGCTAGACGGATGTCAAAGTTGAAGCCTGTGCAGTAAAACGCATCACCACATTTTTGAAAGCGCAGACCTGGGAACACAGAACCATAGCGGGCATACACAACAACTTCTTGGCCATTCTCACGTAACGCCCACTTCCCCAATTGAGCGCAACTGTCTAGCGCTAGCAAAAACTCGTAAATGTCATGACGCTGAAAGGCTCTCTGACCGATATCAGGACACTGCGCCTTAATCGCGTCATGTAGCCCCTGCTCTTTCAATGCAGCAACATCACCGATTTGCTCTGGACTCTTGCCACGACTGAACATCTTCAAATGATTCAAACGCTGCGCCATTTCAAGGCGTCGTGTCGATACGTTAAGCGTATTCGATACCACCGCCCCTCTTACTGACTGGCGCATCGCTTTCACCTGTTTGTGAAGTGCAACTGACGCTACTGTGTTGTTTGATAGTTGTGTCATGCTCAATCTCTCGCCTCTAGGTTGAAGTTGATGGTGGTATCAATCAAAGTGACGTTAAGCGCTTTAGCAATATCGCCACACTCTTGCTTTATCGCTGAAACAGAAATCTGTGATAGCAGGAAGTTTTTAACGAGCTTTTCATTACCATTAGATTCAACCGCCAATAATAGAAACCTCACCTCCCCCTGTTCACGAGGTATATCCCATGAGCCTAAATGTTCACCACGTAGCACCACACTGACCACCTTTGACGGGTCAAGATAGTTCGGTAACCGTTCTAGCAAGCAACAAGAGCTATCATTTTTTGGTGAGCTTTCGCGCTCCAACGTCGAAGCGTTGGTCGCTGACTGAGATGTAGAGAGAGTTAGGGTTGAGTTTTGTCGCGTCATAAGATGTTTCCTTTCTGTTTGAGTATCACTTTTATGGAGCCGCTTGGCTGTCCGGCCTCTCTCCGTCGCTGCGCTTTGGCAAGGGGCGACTAGCCCTTAGCAACTTGTTGCTCTAGGGGTATCGCGTGTACTTCCCTTGCAAAGAAGGCGTGGTGAGAGACGGTTAAACAGCTTGCGAGCCCATTAAATGATGCGAGTCGAAAGGACTATCGACGCGACAAAACCAGCCCTTACTCGAACTTAATTGAAGGCAGTGAAATATTTCTGCGTGAAGGTTTGGGTATCTGGAACTTAGAAGCACATCGAGCTGAGCTCGATATCCGTGCTTCAAGTTAGCGATACGAGCGAAGCGAAAAGCCTGACCCTTGCGGTCACGCCCAAATAAAAGCAACGGAATCAAAAAAATGGGGGCACTTAGTCACCAAATTATTTTTTGTATTGGAGCAAAAAAACAGGCATGCCTTGATGGCACACCTGGTTTGCTTCTTATGAAATAAGAGTAGGTATGAGAAACAAAGTCAATGTACACCTCCCGCGCTCCCCGCAATAGATGTGTACAAGTGTTGAAAAATAAAACCTTAATTTTTTCCGTGCTAGCTTCGCTTACGTGTGATGTATGGAGTCTGCATCTCCTTTGCCAGCTCAAACTATATAACCGAACAAGAGTTAAAACACTCTATAGATATTGGTAGATGTACTTTGCTTAAATAAGTAATAAAATCAATGTGATTTTACAGCTTTAGCGTCGGGGTATCACATGACATCATACCACAATGATCAACCGATCAATCATTCACAACAAGACCAGCTGAACCGTTCATCTTTCAGTAGGTCCTTAGCCAAGATTGCAGCCTTAGATGCTGATTCACCATGCCTAACGGTTTCCATAGAAGGTTATTGGGGCACAGGCAAAACGTCTATTATCAACCTTGTTAAACGGAGCTTTGAAGAGTCTCCTAACCCACCCATTGTGGTCCAATATAATCCGTGGCTTAACGGCAAGTCTAAATCGTTGGTCGAAGATTTTCTGGTTCAGTTTACCTCACAGCTTGGATTGGCAGATTACCCAGATAAGGGGATGCAAGTAGCCAAAGAGTTACTCTCATACTCTAAGCTTTTCAGCATGGCGAAGCTAATACCTGGTGTAGAACCTTTTGGCTCGTTTGTTGAGAACATCTTCAAAGGTGTAGGTGAAGCTACGAAGTCACTTTCAGACTTGAAGAAATTAGATGTGCAAGCTCAAAAGGAAAAAGTAGTTGAATGCTTGAGTAATATCGACAAGCCAATCGTTGTCATAGTTGACGATATTGACCGACTGACACCAAATGAATGTTTTCAGGTTTTGCGACTGGTCAAAGCTATCGCCGATTTTCCAAGAACTACATTCTTATTGGCCTTTGACCCGGTGTATCTCCAATCTGTCCTCGCTGCCAATAACATCAGCAACGCAAGCCAATACATTGACAAAATAGTTCAGTTGAGACTACCTGTCCCACTTATTACAGAAGATGATCTGAATGCTTTGGTGGACACAACGCTTGAACAACTCGGGCCTGACTTTACGTTCGAGCATTATGAAAACGACTGGGAAAGGTTTACGTATATCTACCATAGATACATAAAGAACATTCTAGATAGTCCACGTGATGTAAAACGAGCTGTGAACCACTTCAAATTTGTATATCAATTAGTTAAACACGAAGTTAGTACAACAGATTTATTCATACTCTCCGTTCTTGCTACAAAGTGCGGCAAGATATACGAGCATATTAAGAGTGAACCATACAAATACACGGGCCAACATAATGGAAAAAACTTCTGGCTAACTAACACAAATAAAGAACAAGCAGTGCAAGAAGCTAAGGAGCGACGAAAAAAGATTTACGACTCTATGGGTATGCCTGTTGATAACCCCATCGAAGGGCTTCTTAGCGAGATATTTCCATCTATCGACAATAGTTTCGATTACAACTCTTATGGTGTTGAGGACGCTGATGCGGCAGGTCGTGTAGATAGTATCGATCGTCTGTCAACGGCACTACATATTGCTACTCCTCGCGGGCTATGTTCCGATGAGGATGTTCGCAGGTTCATTGAAAATGCCGGAGAGAACATGGATGCATTGGAAAATGCTATCGATGGCAATGCAATCTCTCGATTTTTGGAGCTATACGGGTTCCAGCTTGAGAATAAACAACATCATCCTGAGCACTACATCGACAACCTAAGTATGTTAGCTGAAGTATTGATGGCAAATAGTCTATTCAATCAACCTAGTGACCTTTTTAGCGACATGTTTGTTAAAGTGAGCAACTATAGAGCGCTATGTGGCCTTGTTCGCAAAATCGTCCGCATTGCTGAAGATAAAGTAGCGTTAATGAATAAGGCCATAGGTGAGTTAGCTCTGCTACCATTCGTGTCCGATTCAGTAAAGTTGATGTTAAGGCAGCATAATACTGGCTCTTCTGAATCACCATGGCTTTCAGAGAGTGATGCGACTTTAGTCTTTGACACCTACTCTGCTGCCGCAGAACAAGCTCTCACACGAAATCAACTTAACTCGAACATCCTTGAGTATTATGTTATCTCACCTCTTTGGCTACATGGAGCTGAGACTGGAAAAAGAATTCTAAGTGTTTTAAACCAGAATGATGTGTTACGAATTGCTTACCTTCTAATTGGTGAAATAGGTGCAACTTCTTCGAATGGTACTTATCTATCAGTAAATCTTGGGAAGGCTAGTTCTAGTATTGATGTAATGGCTCTAAAGGAAGAGGCTAAAGCACAATTAGAGTTAACCAAAGATCCGCTGGATAGAGCCATCTTGCTTAGTACCCATGATGGCCTAAAACACTATGTCAATGATGGTAGTATTGAAAGCGATCTTGCATAACTGGTAATAAGGCAAATTAACATTATGGGAATGAGCTTTTAGTCTGAATAAAAAAAAGCCAGCGTGAAATGCGCTGGCTATAGAGTTCTGGGTAGGTTGATTTATTGCTTTTCAACGTAAATCGCTTTACCACTAACAGTTTGTTCAGAGATTGGGATCAAATACTGATAGTCGGTACCTTGGCCACCTAACATTACTGAGTTATTACTACCTGTTGCTTCTAATAAAACCCCATTTGCCCCAAGTTTTGCAGCTTGTTTTTTCAGTTCCTCGGTTGCATAGTCAATTGAACCTTGTTTAGTTAAACCTGCGTCACTTGAAGCATTAACCAAAGCAATTGTGTCATATGACTCTGGCGGTTTGATATAGAGCCGTACTTTTTCTGGTGCGATCGGTTCTCTCGGTTCTCCAACCAAAATTAAAGTCGCTGAAGCACACCCTGTGAGAGCGAGGATGAACGCAAGTAAAAGTGATTTATAGATTCTCATTTTTTTACTACTGATAAACGATTACCGGAGCGAAGCATTATACAGTCCATGGCCAAAATTCTGAGAAAAAGTAACGATGATCTCTTACGTTGATAAGGTTCACTTAATCAACTTAAACACGGAATGGCGTAGAGCCGGATTGGGACAAGCTTTCAGATTTAGTCACATCGAGGTTAAGACATTGATGCCTACCATAACTATTTAGCCATTACCCTTCGATGTTTTAATGAAACTCCTCTCGGCGCCACCAAATTAACGTTGAGAACGCCTCATTGTGTATTACATAGGTAATACATAATAACTTTAATTCATTTTGTCGATCAGTTTGATTAACTCTTTATTATCGATATCGCTTCGATACAAGACCAAAGCTCGAAACAATTTAGCGGCAGATACGTTTCGCTCAGTCAACCCCTGTAAATCGTCTACCCAATCGGCTATTGCTTGTTTATCGCAAAGAGACATTCTCAGCGTCAATGGAGGAACTTTATATGACGTAGTGACCTTCTTCTTAACGGTGGTAATCCCATTAGATTTACCTGAATCTTGTTTTTGGGAATTTGAGATCGCAGTAATAGAGCCGCGTTTTTTTAACTTACTCATATGTATTACCTATGTATTACACTTTTCGATAATAATTGACGCGAGTTTACGATAGTCATTATTAACAAGAGAACCCGCTTTGTAAAAACGCACCGGTGCGGAAACAGCATTGGCTTGACCAACATGTTCTGAACGACGAATGGATACCGGCAACACTTTATCTTGTGCAACCTCTAGCTCTTCTTCAATAAATTCATTGATGATGGAGTTTCTCTGATCAACCTCATTTCTCAAAATCAAATAGTTTGCGTCATCATCTTTTATCTCAGAAACTGCTTCAAGAAGAGGGCTAATACCATCTAGAGAGAACGCACCGGAATCAACTGGAATCAAAATCAGATCGGATGCTTGGATCGCGTTGAGAGTTGTTAGAGCAAGGTTTGGTGGGGTATCTAAAAGAATAAAATCGTAAATATCAACCAACTTACTTAATTGCTTCTCAAGAATACGCTCTCGATTAATCTTTGTTAATGACGTTTCGATAATCCGAGACAACTGGAAGTCAGCAGGAACAATGTCTAGGTTTCTAATTGAATAACCGTCAAGCAATGCTGGTCGAACTAAATCAACGATCGACACAACCTTAGGTTTGTCGAACATCGCAGCAATAGTGTCTTCAAACTTGAAATTGCGTTGCCCTGTTAAAGTCTTAGAGCAGTTTCCTTGAGGGTCAAGATCTATAATTAACACCTTTTTTCTTCGCGTTAATTCAGCAGCTAAATTGACTAGGGTTGTGGTTTTCCCTACCCCACCTTTTTGATTTGCGGCACTAATAACGTTAGTTTTCATAACAAACACCAAGTTGTATTACATATGTAATACACAAATAAGTTATAGAAAGTTCCCCTCGACAGGGTCACTCGCACATCGGGCTATTTGCCCAGTTCAGCAGAAGACCCTGTGTAGGCTCTCAAGCTAAGATTTTAAGAGCTATAGAAACTATGACTCTTTAACATCAATAGAATCAGCACCAATAAAGCTGTATCACTTTTGAGTAAACTTCTAGAGCCTTCTCTCACCACTTCTATTGCAAAGTTAGGCTCACCAATTGCGAGCCTAAATTCGTAAAGCCACGTAACGAGGCCTACTATCTCTAAGCTGAGTTCTCTTGGGACAGTATTACTTCAGGGCTATTGACGGTCTCTTGACTCGCATCGTTCTGATACTCCGTAAGCACCAAGCTCATCAGGTAAATACCAATTTCAGCACGACCAGTAGTTTTTGTTTCCACGGCAACAGAATCAATAATAAAACTCATCACTTCAACTAGGTGGTTGTCTTGTAAAGATGACATATACCTCTCCAATTAACGTTTGAATTTACCAATAGATACCGTTTTATGACTACGTGGTTGCGCAGAACATCACAACCTTGTGGTTACTACTATTTTTATTCAAGGAAATGACAACTTAGACAAGGTACTTTTTTGCTTCATTACATAACCCACTAAGTACGGCTCAACAGGAGCAGATATCTGATGTACAGCATCATTAACATGCTGAATCGGCCCGTTTCGTTCGCTCATAGCAAGTGCAGACCTAACTCGTTCAAGTAAATAAACATAACGACTGATTGTTTGACGACACAGGCGAGCCATACGAGCTACGCTACCAATCGTAAGTGGTAGGTTGCTCCGCAGTAGACGTTGACAGGCGTGGACAATACGACGAGCTGTATTCGTTCGGCGTATCCGGTGCGTCCTCCTGGCAGCTCTTCGCTGCCTTTCATGCAAACTCAAGCTCCTATCAAGTTTCATCACGCCGCGCTGACAGTCTGCTCTGGCAAAATACTTATCCCAAGTCCAACGCGATACGCTTTTCACTAGTGCCTGAACTTCACTACTTGGCAACGGCGGACTCTCCGGCATAGCGCTTACATTTTTGTAGCGCGCAAACCCCTCGATCCGAGCTTTAAAATCGATATAACATCCCAGCTCTCTTGCCTTACCAACGATGCTGTAAGCGTACTGGCGGGTGTGTTCAAACAGTGTGCAATTTCGGGAGTAGGAAGTATCATGCGCTTTTCGTCGCCATAAATGCTCTGTCTCAAGTTCAAGGGAATCTGCAAGCTCACCAAGCTCGTAAACACTTCGGTGGAGTTCGGTCGTCATCCAGTCAGCATGAAAAGGCGTTTTGGCCACTGGACCACAGTAGCTCATATCAGCCTCTAGCCTTAATGCAAGTGCTCGATAAATAGCTTGGTAATAAGCGATGGGTTTGGCGTTGGCGTTATCACTGGCGCAAACAGGCACAATGGCATAAAAAAGATGGGCTTTGTTGCTGGTGCGATCGCGCACAATCAAGTTCGGCGGTGGCAGCCCTTCATCTTGCCAGATGTAGGGGTTTGGCAAGGCCCGGTGTTCATGATCAATATCGAACACCATCCAAGCTTTCATCTCTTTACGATTGACTTGCATGTATGGCCACTTTACAGCGTAGTCACGTGGCCTAACAAGCATAGCGGTTTTATTATCGCTACACCTCGAAAAATAAGGCGCTTCCTCAACCAGCCGAGTTTTCAACGAGTACGATGAGGCTATGATATGAGCCTGGCCTGAACGAATCATCGTCATAATAAGGTCAACACAATTAACTTCTTAGTGCGTCAAAAAGCGCAAGCCCAAACACTACCTTCATCGTGGTGAATATCATCACGCTAGATGAGTTGCGTTTAATTAGCTCTCTCGCTCGAACATTGATAGCAATGCCCTCTTTAGCTTCATTTTCTATGACTAACTTGAGAAAATGGGGGCATTCTTGAGCTGCCTTATAATTTAAGGCCTCAAATACTTGATCGTTCACAGGGTTTACCTTGTCTAGCCCCCTCCCAAGTTAGGAGGAGGCATTGGCACAAATCAGGCTAATGTATAAAACTTAAAGCCAACGTTTTCTGATCTTGTCTATTCGCTTTTCAACGCCAAGTAAACGTATCCGAAGACGCACTTGCCCCAACACATGAAGAGTGTTGTGCAACTGGCGAATTAGGCTCTGCTGCTCGTGTAATAACGGAGAAAGTTGGCGCCGATAGAGCTCATGTCGAATTTGCCTGATATTTACAAGTCCCCTACATTTGTCGCTTTCCGTCAACAAACATGAATGCTTATCTGGGCATGGTTTATGGTCATGAACTACGGACATCGCTCTTCCAAATTGATACACGCTTACCCTACCCTGACGACAGATTCAATCTCCATACATGGAGAGACATCTTGATTGAGTTTTTCTAGACTATTGATGATCAAAACATGGTTACTGATACTGGCTTGTGCCGTTTGAACAATCTTATGTTTCATCGTTCGACTTAGTTCTTGCTTACCAACACAATCAAGCGCCATACGAGACAACTCACCAGAATAAATGGCGTTATCTATTGCCCGCCGCAACAAAGTCGCTTCAGTTTTGTCAGGAGGAATAAGAGCTGTGACTACACCCAGTCCTATAAGTAACGCGTTCACAATGGAATGATTCCCACTTATCTTTGAGATCGTAATGAGTTCAGTACAGCTGAGAACATGGGGTTGCTCGGGGTTGAGTTTATTGCGAAGCATCGTCGCATTCATTCCAAGACGTTCTGCTAGCTGAGCCATATTTTCCGTTCTCGCAAAAGCACAGCACGCTTCGTTAAATGCCTTTTGTTTAGAACCAAGAAAGTCGCACTTTAAGTCAATGTCATTCATAGCGAATACTCAGTTGAAGAAAAACGGTAATCCCCCACCAAAGAAGGTTTATCCACAACGGCCAACCTTCTTTAGTCGAAATTAAGGAAGATAAGTGCATGCAGACCTATCCCATTCGCTGCAACGTTTCTCTTGTTGCCATTTCCAGCAACTCGACCATATTGATTAAAGGAGTTTCTTTCGCTTTGGCTTTATCTTTAATAGGTAAGCGACCATCTGAAACCCAATCCATGATGGTACGTTTTGGCATACCTGAGAACTGGGAATATTGGTCGTAAGTCATATACGGGGTATTTAGGACTACTTGATATGAAAGCATAGTGGTATCCTGTTAAGTTATTGATTGTATTTATTCGGGTGATAGAGTTGCAGCTCGCCATCCGATTTCATTTGGAATTATTGATCGCATATGGAATCATGTCAATTCCCAATTCACCCACCTGCGTATGTTGGGGGAAAGGAAGTTATCGAAAGATTGATGCAGGCCACAAATACCAGCTCAAACCAGGCACTGGCTGATGCATTTGACTTATCAAAGTCCACTGTAGGCACATGGCGCCACAGAAATTTAGTTCCTTACGAAATTGTAATTCGATTGCATTTGGAAACGGGAATATCAATAAGATGGCTAACACTTGGTCAAGGTGAGCCTTATGAGAGCGCGTCTGAGTACACCCACGTCTCGAAAAAGAACGAAACCAAACAAATTTTTGATGCGGATTGTTTTCGCATTGAAGATGGACAATTGGTGAACCAAGGGACCTTGGCTTTGGACAAGGCATTCCTGAACGAGCTCGATGTAATCAACGTGATGGCCATTAAAGATGGTCAGAGCACATTCCTAGTGAACAAAGAATCCCGCCAAGCAGTAAGCGGCACATACTTAGTCGATATGGACGGATTACTCTCTCTAAACGAAATCCAGCGCCTGCCAGGTAAGAAGCTAGCGATCTGTTTTAATGGCTCAACTCTGACGGTCGAGGAAGATGAAGTGAGAGTTGTTGGTCGTGTGGCATTGGTGATGGAGAAGAAATGATGGAGTCATTAAAACTAGTCTTAGATTTAGCACTTCTTGGTGACGCTACAAACCAAAACTATACCGTTATAACTTTTGGCCTTTCATCTGCATTATTCGGCCTACTTATTGTAATTCTTGATTATTGCACATCTAAATCTACTGATAGAAATAGTTATTTAAAGCTCTCATATACCGGCTTTAAAGGCATCGGAGTCTTCTTTATGTGGGGTATTGGCGCTGGTATTGCTGGTATGGTTGGTGCCGCTGCTGATATTTTTGAGATCAGTCGTACTGCTAGCGTGTTTGTTGGTGCCGGCTGGCCAGTAGTATTGCCACGATTACTAGCATCAGCAAATCAAGAGTTATCCCCAGAAAAAGTCCCTACGGAGTAAACCATGTTAAGTTTCCTATTAGGTCGCTCAAGTTTCAGTAAGAAAGAGCAAGTTGTCGAGTCAATCCGTAGTTTTGAAAGATTCGATAATAACGAAAACATTCAAGACGCAGATGCACTACTCATTTTCAAAAGTGATACCCAACAATGTTGGTTTGTTTTCACCAACTTACGTATGTATTTTGTCCTCAATGACACAGAGAAGTCATTACTAAAGCCTATGTGGGCAAGAGACAGAGAGAATTTAGTCGAACACAATAGAGTCAACTTACACCTGAAAGAAGAAAAGCATTCTAAAGAGACAGGGAAACTCTACTTCGGAAATATGAATAACGGCATTTACTATACCTACTCTCTTTTTCAAAGCACTAGCCTAGCTGGAATAATCTTGGCTTTGGCAAACAAGCACTTTTTAACTAAAGAGTTCGGGGGGTAGTTTCGCCATGGCAGACAAAAACGTTTTTAAATCTGATTCACTAACATTCGATGTTGATGCCCAGCTAATTACTGAACTAGGTGAGAAACTCGTTAGTCGAAATCATATAGGCATTTCAGAACTAATCAAAAATGCTTATGACGCCGATAGCAAAAGTGTAGATGTATCACTAATCAACGCTTCCTATTACAACTTAGAAGATTCTGAGCTCGTTATTTCTGATAAGGGCCATGGAATGACATTCAATGTTGTCAAAGCACATTGGATGACTATTGGTACTAGTAATAAGCGTAAAAAACCCTTTAGCCATATCTTTGGTAGGCCTGTTACAGGCAACAAAGGCATCGGTCGTTTTGCATCTCAACGTTTAGCTGAACATTTAGAACTAACAACTTGTGCAAAGGTAGAAAATGGCTACGAACATACTGAAGTCCAATTTGACTGGGATGACTTCGAGCCAGGAAAAAGGCTTTCTGCTGTAAAATGTAAATACACCACCTACACCACAAGTACAGGTACCACTGGTACAACTCTCAAGTTGAAGAAACTTCGAGAACGAGTTACTGAGCGTGATTTTAAAATGATACTTAAGAGCATCACTTTAATATCCATCACAACTCCAACTAAACGAAAAGGGTTTAAAGAAGATCCAGGCTTCGAATCAACTATTCATGCCCCTGAATTTGAAAGCATCATTGGCAGTGCCAGCTTTAAAGCTGACAACAAATTACTCCGTTCTGGTTGGGGAACCGTATCCGGAACAATAAATGGGAGTGGTGATATTAATTTTGAGCTTGAAAGTAAAGATACTGAAACTCAAACATACTCTTTTAGTAGTCAAGATTTCCGCCCACTATCCGGCGTTTCATTCACCGTTCATATAATACCGTTAAAAAGCCGTGATTCTATTGAATATCGCCGTGATCCAACATTATTAACCAACAAAGTGCTGAAGGATGTTACTGACATACATGCTGGCATCAAGCTTTACCTCAACGGATTTAGGGTTTACCCATATGGGGAAGTGAACGAGGGAGATGATTGGTTACGTATCGCACATGATATATCTCGCCGTCGTGGCCCAAGTGATTTTGTTGAATTACAAGACCTAGCCGTTCATATGGGGTTAAACAAACCTAGTCGAGCAATGCTAAATCATCCTGGTACCCGCTCACTCATTGGTGATGTAGTCATTGAAGGTGAAGCAGTTAATGCATTTCAAGTCAAAATGGACCGAGAAGGTCTCGTAAATGATTCAAATTTTAAAGCTCTTCAAAAAGCCATCAGAATGTCTCTCGATTGGGCAACCATCAATTATGAAGCATGGCTTATTCGAGTACGCAAAAAAAAGCATGAAAAAGTAGTCAAAGATTTTGAAGAATCTGTCGGGAATAAATTTGAAAGTACTGAAAGCCGAATAACCAAAGCAATCAATACACTGTGGTCTTCTCCGAATATAAGTGATATTGAGTCAGATAAGGCTTTTGATGACTCCAAGGAACCGTCTTCTGGCTTATGGAAAGGAGAGTCCTCAGAACCATCACCAGAACCTGAACCTAAGCCAGATGGATTTTTACCAGCACCTACTGGCGCCGCAGGCTCTTCAACCGACTCTGCATCAGCTCCTTCTATATCTGAAGAAGAAAAGGTTCAAAAAGACACTGCGCAAGCATATCTGTTTTCACAATACAGAGAGCTTGAAGCGGAATCGGAACTATTGAGAGCGATGTCTGCCACTGCGCCTCTTTTATTCGTGTTTGCACATGAGGTTAAAGGCATTGCTCAAACTCTCATGAGTCAATCAGCACAATTGAAACTAATCGCTGACAAAATTCAAGACACAGAGATTAAAGATGAATTGTTGACGATGGCTGAAAGCGCAAATGTATACAAAAAGTCATTTGATGACCTATTTGAACTGTTTGAAGTTTTTTCCGATTCAACTAGTAACACAGGCAAGAAAATTACCTACCGAAGCCTATTCAATCGTATAGAAACCGGTTTCCGATTCTTCCTAAAGCAATATGATATAGATCTTGAATTTACAGATGTAAGTCCTGTTTGGGGGGTACCTAAACTCAACCAAGCTGAAGCATACTCAGTAATCATTAACTTGATTTCTAATAGCATTAAGTCTCTTATCGCTAGCGACTCGACAACACGAGCCATTCAAGTTTCAGTAGAGAATGATGATGGAACTCACTACATATCAGTAAGAGATAACGGTATAGGACTTAAGAAAGAGCACTGGGAAAAAGTTTTTGAGGCTAGAACATTCGATCCTGAGGGTAAGCTATACAGCTCAGTATCTTCCAAATTGGGGGATGAAAAGCTAAGTAACCTAGGGAAAGGATCTGGTTTAGGTTTAAATATAGTTCAGAATATCCTAAGGAAACATCAAGGGAGCGTAAAGTTTGTAGAGCCAACCAATTATTGGAATGCTGAAGTACAAGTAACACTCGGAAAATAATAATATGAAAATTCTAGTTATCGATGACAAATCGCGAGAAGAGTCTTACCCACGGAAAGAGCTACTCAATGTTTTTTCAAAGCGTGAAAGTGTTGAGTCTAAAATCATAGAGCCTGAGCCTACGCAGCTAAAAAGAGAACTGGACAAAAGTGAGTCTGGTGAATATGACCTAATCATTGTTGATTACATGTTCGAAAAATCCCGTTCTATTTTTAAAACCGGAATTTCACTATATTCTCTCATTCGCTCTTATACTGACACTACCCCCATCTACTTGATATCAGTAAAGAATGCACCAACTAACCAAATTGGTGACTTTGAGTTATTTATTAGCGATAGCTTGATTGAAGAACATTCTGCTTTAAGAGCTGATATTGAGAGCCATATTGCATTAAGGTCTTGCCGAGAGTTAGGTGATATTTTGGCTCTTATAAAAAGTCCAGAAGAACTAAACGAAGATCTTGAAACGATGTTGGGCACAATCATTTCAAAGCCTGAGACTGATCAGGCGCAATCAAATACAAACCAAATACCTAACAAAGACATCACCGAAAGCCTTAACCTTAAATTATTCAAATGGCTAGCGCGCTCCCTTCTACGAAAAGAGGGACCACTTGTCAGTACCGCTGGTGCAGCTGAGCTACTAGGTGTAAGTACTGAGTACTTTGACCGAAATTCTTCGCAGTTTGACAATGCTCTGTACCGAGGTATTTTTTGCCAGTCTTTTGAAAAAAGATGGTGGGTCTCGCTTTTGGAAGATTACATTTACGACTTTGATGATACTGAAAACTATTTAGACTCACTTCCATTTAAAGAAGCCTCAGCATTACTATTAGGTGCGTCAAATCCTAAAGATTTCTCCACCTGTGTCGTATGCAATGAAAGGTATCCAGATGGACTCGGCATCATTACAGATGGTGATAGGAATGAGCTATTTCATGTTCATATCAGCTGTTCTACTTTCAATGAGGCACTTTCACAAGAAGCTTTTTTCCGTAACCCACGAATCATTGAGATTGAGTAGCGTGTATACGATTGATCTAGAATTCACGAGCAACTATCTAAGAACGCTTAAAAACTTTTGTAAGTTTGTATTAACTAGATGCAGTGAGCTACCTCGGACACAAGATGAGCAGCTTTCTATTTTCTTCACCAAGTTGCACGACACTTTATCTCGAGTGATAAGAAAAGGGGCAAGAGTGAATGAAGAGATTTCAATAGACCCGAACATTATTTTCAAGTATAAAAACCCTATTATCGATGGGCGTAAGTTTCATATTTCCCTTGGTGGTGTTATTAAACTTAAGCGTGGTACCATCATTGAGCAATCTTTATGCTTAAACTTAATGTTAGAGCACACTGACTCATGTGATGAGATCCCCGAAGCTTGGAATAGTTATCCGTTAGATGATCACGGATATCACATTCTTCGCCGTTTTCATTTTGACTTTGATGCAAAAAACAACGATAACGGCAGACCTAAGTTCCATTTACAATATGGTGGGAATTTTGAGTCACGGTATCTAGGCGTAGACGACTCAATACACTACAAGCTGTTTTCCCCAATAGATCACCCTAGATTACCACAGCAACCTTACGACATAGTTATGCTATTAGACTTCATGCTACGAGAGTTCGAGTTAGGAGGACATAGTGTCATCAACGACAGTGGGTGGAATAAACATGTGATTGCATGTGAAAAAATTTGGTTATCTCCATATTATGAAAATATCTTAAACCGATTAAACTGTTCAGCTCGCGCAACGCCAATACACCGTATTGAATAGTAAAAAGGGCTAACTTTTGTTAGCCTTTTTTATTATTCATAGTATCTTTTTGCGCCTTTGTAACGTTCTCTTCGCAAGTCATGTACTGCTCGCGTTAAGTACTGGCATTGTTCTTCAGTGATTAAACCATGTGCTATCAAAACTTCATCCACTAACCTTGTAGTTGTTTTGAAATCTTCTTCATTTAAAGCTCGTTCTACTTCTAGCCTAATTGCATCTAACGCAGCAATACACTCTTCAGAAAGGAGTACTTTAATGCGGCGTCCTGCTGATGGTTCAATTTTTAACACACCAGAGCTATACGCTCTGCCTTCTAACTCCGCAGAAAACTGGGTAAAAGTAGATAGCATTGTTATCGCCATCGCTCTTTTATGAGCCATGGTAACTCGTGCTCGAAAGACAACTTTATGAATAGAGTTAGTACAGTTGAATTGCTGACTCGTGTTTACAACCATCCTAGGGCCACGGTGAATCATATATGACAAGAAACAATCTGCTTTTAAGCCATCCACACCCCACCCTGGTGCAAACCAATGTGGGCGTTTTTCAAATGTGCGGTTATTGATTCGCTCTTCGTAGGAGATTTCATGTAAATAGCGATAAACTGCTGACGTTTTATCCTGCATTTGTTCTTCAGTAGGGCAAACTACGTAAGCTCGTTTATCTTGTTCTACATTTGACCTATGCTTAAGCTTAGTATGCTGAATACCATGTAAATGGCTGAAGCGACCTACTACTGGCTTAAGAACGTCGCCTGGAAGTTTATATTCATCGGCTGTTGAGCGATTAATGATGAAGTATTTGTTAGCGCCCGTAACCATACCGATTTTGATATCTACATGATCGCCTAGCTCACTAGTGTGCTCTTGCTGGCAAAGTGTCTGATACGCAAATTTTGCGCCAGCAGATACAATATCTATTTTATAGTCTTTTAGGTTTGTAGCTATAGGCTCATGAGTTTGCTCAATTGCTTGTTTAAGTTCTTGAATATCATCAACAACACTAATCGCAAGATTAACTGGCTCTAAAGCTTCACGATGAAACCCTTCCGCTAACAAAATGATCGATGTTTCTTTCGCACCTTCTTCTTTAAAAAAGCGTTCAGCAAGTTTCAGTACTTTGATCTGTTCAAAATGCTTTTGGTGAATCTCGACAAGCTTGGCGGCATAGTCAGCATGCAACAAACTACTCGGAAGAACCCATGCAACGCGCCCTCCTTCTCTAAGAAAAGTTAAACTATGCAGGAGGAAGAAAGCCCATAAGCTAGCATTGCGACCCATAGTTTTAGCTGCGAATGGAGAGTTACGAAGTACCTCATCACAAGATTCACGCTGAGCTTCAGTCATGTTGTGCATAGAAACATAAGGTGGGTTTCCAAGCACTACATCAAATTCATTAATCGCAAAATCGTTCGGCTGAGCTTTAATAAAGTCTTTTAGTAAGTAACGTTGGTCTGTATCAACATCTTCACCAAACTCTTTATTCAATATTTGAAAAGCATGTTCATCGATGTCTACACCATAGATCTGTTTTTCAGGTGCAGTGCATCCTAGATCTCGCAAACGTGAGATACTACTATGGAAAAAACCACATCCACCAAAACTAGGTTCTAGTATAGTTTTTTCTGCGCGTTGAATAGCCCAATCGGCAAGCACTTGGCTAAGCTCTGGTGGTGTGTAGTATGCACCCAGCTCTCTTTTTCTAGGTAAAGAATGCGGATTCATGATGTAAAACTCATGTTCATCTCTGGATATTTCAAAAAATAAAAAAGATAAAAAGATATCTAAACGTAACCGTATACTACATTAAGGTATAGATTATTTGAACCACTCCCGTGAACGTAATTCATCCATCTTTTTATTTTTCATATAGTTACAAAACTTTAACATCGATCAAATCTCAATTAATTGTGTATTCACCCCTGACTTGCATTCTGATTCTAGAATGTATAAACGCACAGTAATCAAACATATCGCTATGTATCCCAATCATTTACACTGTGTTTACATACAGTACAAATCAAAATTGCAATGTCAGTACGAAACTTAAAAGACAACTCGAAGAAACCTTGGTTATGTGAATGCTATCCAAAAGGCCGTTCAGGTCAACGCGTTCGTAAAAAGTTCACAACCAAAGGTGAAGCCGCGGCTTTCGAGCGCTTCACGATGAAGGAGGTTGAGGATAAACCTTGGGCTGGAGCTAAACCGGATCACCGCAGGTTATCTCAGCTTATTAACTTATGGTTCGATCACTATGGTGCAACCCTAGCTAACGGAGCAGTAATTAAGAGTAAATTTCTTAAGATGGCTGAAGCCATGGGTAACCCAATAGCTTCTACGTTTTCTTCTAAGGTATATTCCGAGTTTCGTAGCCGTCGTATGTCTGGTGAATTTATCTTCGTTGATGCACGTTGGCAGAAAGGTGCACCGAGTATCTCAACCTTAAACTCCGAGCTTGCAAGATTTAAAGCTATGGTAAGTAAATTGAAAGAACTGGGAGAATGGAAAGGCCCAAACCCATTAGAGGAAGTTAAACCTTTTAAAGACCATGAGCGTACTATGGCATTCCTGCAGAAAGAACAAATATCCCTTTTGCTTGAGCAAGTCGAAGGTCATCGACGTACAGATATGCTAAAAATAGTTAAGCTTTGTCTGTCTACTGGCGCGCGCTGGAATGAAGCCGCCCAACTGAAAGGGTCACAGTTAAGTAAATTCAAAGTTACGTTCACGAACACCAAGACGAAGAAAAATCGCTCTGTGCCTATCTCTGAATCGCTTTACAATGAAATCTATAAACCAACATCAGGCAAGCTGTTTGAACAGTGCTACACGCCCTTCTGCTACATTCTGAAGAACAAGCTCGGTATTGAACTGCCTTCTGGTCAAGCTTCGCATGTTTTACGCCACACGTTCGCTAGCCACTTTATGATGAACGGTGGCAACATTCTTGTGCTGAGAGACATTCTAGGCCATGCCGATATCAGCATGACGATGCGTTATGCACATTTCGCTCCCGATCACCTCTCAGAAGCAATCACTCATAATCCAATCACTAATCTGTAGTTTGTCGCCACTCTATCGTCACAAAAAATAAATTCCCTGTCGCCACTTTGTCGCCACCTGGCAATTTTCAGACAAAAAAAGAGCCGCAAAATGCGGCTCTCAATAATTCGTATTTTCCGAATAATCGTCAGATTACTCTTTACCGAATACGTTGTTCTCTTGCTCTTGTACGCGGATGAAAGTCGTACGCTTAGTTAGCTCTTTAAGCTTTGCTGCACCTACGTATGTACACGTTGAACGTACACCGCCAAGGATGTCAGAGATAGTACCGTGAACAGAGCCACGGAATGGTAGAAGAACGGTTTTACCTTCAGCAGCGCGGTATTGAGCAACACCACCTGAGTGTTTGTCCATTGCAGACTGAGAAGACATGCCGTAGAACTTCATGAACTGCTCGCCGTCTTTCTCTACAACTTCACCGCCTGACTCTTCGTGACCCGCTAGCATACCGCCTAGCATTACGAAATCAGCGCCGCCGCCGAATGCTTTAGCAACGTCACCTGCACATGAACAGCCACCATCACCGATGATCATGCCGCCAAGGCCGTGTGCAGCGTCACCACATTCAATGATTGCAGAAAGTTGTGGGTAACCAACACCAGTTTTAACACGTGTTGTACATACAGAGCCCGGGCCGATACCTACTTTAACGATATCTGCACCCGCTAGGATTAGCTCTTCACACATGTCGCCAGTAACAACGTTACCTGCAGAGATAACTTTGTTCGGGAATTCTGCACGAACGCGCTCTACGTACTCAACTAGGTGCTCTGAGTAACCGTTCGCGATGTCGATACAGATGAAGATTAGCTCTTCAGATAGCGCCATGATTTGCTTAGTTTTTTCGAACTCAGCGTCAGACGTACCTGTAGAAACGAATACGTTGTTGAGTGTCTTCTTGTCTGCGTTCTTAACGAAGTCAGCCCACTGCTCTACTGTGTAGTGCTTGTGTACTGCTGTCATAACGCCATGCTCAGCCAATGCAGCTGCCATTTCAAAGCTTGCTACCGAATCCATGTTCGCAGCGATTACAGGTACACCAGACCATTGACGGCCGCTGTGCTTGAATGTAAACTCGCGGGTTAATTCAACTTGAGAACGACTTTTAAGAGTAGAACGCTTTGGGCGGAATAGTACATCTTTAAAGCCTAACTTAAGTTCTTGTTCGATACGCAT